TATATAACAAATGTTTTAGCAATAATAGAATACTATAGGGAGCAAGATAAAGAAGCTGCTGTAGAAATGGAGAATAATAATGAGTAATGCACCAGATGCTTTTGTTTATAACGCTACTCTAGAAAGAGTGATTGACGGCGACGGTTTTGTATTAAAAGAGATAGATTTAGGCTTTAAAGTCAAATTAGCCAATCAATCGGTTAGAATGGCTGGAATTGATACTCCGGAATCTAGGGTCAATACCAAAAGACAGCCAGAGAGAATCAGAGAAAAAGAGCTTGGCCTACAAGCAAAAGCCAGGCTAAAAGAGCTATTAACAGGTGATATAAAAATAAAGTCGTTGGGACGTGGCAAATACGGAAGGTTACTTGCTATTCCATACGACAGCGAGGGTAACGATATTTGTGCAAAACTTATTGAAGAAGGTTTGGCTGCTCCTTATTGGGGTGGTACAAAGAAAGCAAAAGTCAGAGATGACGGAACATGGGGAGAATAATATGGATGATTTTAGACTAATATCGCAAGAGGGCCTTGCGCTAATTAAAAAATTTGAAGGGTGCGAACTCAAGTCGTACCTTTGTGCGGCTGGCGTGCCTACAATCGGGTACGGGTCCACAGATGGGGTAAGTATGGATATGGAAATCTCACAAGAACGGGCAGATGCTTTGTTGCTTGAAGATGTTGCTTTATTTGAGGAAGAAGTTAATAAATCCGTAAAGGTACCCCTTAAACAAAATGAATTTGACGCTTTAGTAGCCTGGACCTTTAACCTGGGAGGCTCAAACCTTCGCAGCTCAACCATGCTTCGCGTTTTAAACGAAGGCCAGCATGAAAAAGTACCCAGCGAAATGAAAAGGTGGAACAAAGCCGGAGGCCAGACGCTCCAGGGCCTAATACGCCGACGTGAAGCCGAAGGCCTGTTGTTTCAAGGCAAAGAATGGCACGAGGTATAATTTAAGGTCATGCCTGAAGTTTCTCTCAAAGATTTTGATGTTCTGTCTCAAAAAGACAAGACAGAGGCTGTTGCTTTATTAAATCGATATGACCAAATAGAGCTACAAGATGAATGCCAGGGAGATTTCATAAGCTACGTCAAGCATCTTTGGCCAGAGTTTATAGAAGGGCGACATCATAAAATAATAGGCGAGAAGTTTAACAAGATTGCTCAAGGCAAGCTAAAACGGCTGATAGTATGTCTACCACCCAGGCACTCAAAGTCTGAGTTTGCTAGTACCTACTTCCCAAGCTGGATGATGGGTTTGCGTGGTGACTTAAAGATAATACAAACAACACACACCGCGGAGCTTGCCGTTAGGTTCGGCCGTAAAGTCAGAAACATCATTGATAGCGAGGATTATCAAAAGGTTTTTCCAAATTTAAAGCTTCAAGCAGATAACAAGTCAGCTGGACGATGGACCACAAATCAAGACGGTGAATCATTTTATGCTGGTGTAGGTGGTGCGATTACAGGTCGTGGTGCGGATCTACTTATTATTGATGACCCTCATTCTGAGCAAGATGCTTTGTCACCGACAGCAATGGAGTCGGCTTATGAGTGGTATACATCTGGACCTAGGCAGCGTTTACAGCCTGGTGGGATCATAATAATAGTTATGACACGATGGTCTACAAAAGACCTGGTTGGTAAAGTGCTAAAGAATCAAAGCGCAGATCATGCTGACCAATGGGAGATTGTAGAGTTTCCGGCCATTATGCCAGATACCGAAACACCTTTATGGCCAGAGTATTGGAAAAAAGAAGAGCTGCTGTCTGTTAAGGCTTCTTTGCCAATAGCCAAATGGAATAGTCAATGGCTACAAAATCCGACTGCTGAAGCCGGATCTATAGTCAAAAGAGAGTGGTGGAACCGATGGGAAGACGGCGATGTTCCGCCTTACAGCTACGTTATACAGTCTTATGATACTGCTTTTAGTAAAAAAGAGACGGCTGACTACTCAGCAATAACAACCTGGGCAATATTTAAGCCTGGTATAGCTGGTGACGAAGATGCGGACCAAATAATGCTATTAGACGCAAAAAGGGTGCGCGTAGACTTTCCTGAACTTAAAAAGTTGGCTTATGAAGAATATAAATACTGGGAGCCTGATTGCGTATTAATAGAAGCAAAAGCAAGTGGTACGCCTTTGACCCAGGAATTGAGAAGGATGGGTATACCAGTAACAGCGTATACTCCGAGCAGAGGACAAGACAAAGTGGCCAGGATGAACTCGGTCGCTCCAATATTTGAAAGCGGTATGGTTTGGGCACCCGATGAAACATTTAGCGATGAAGTAATCGAAGAAATGGCCAGCTTTCCGTATGGTGACCACGACGATTATTGCGATAGTGCTACAATGGCATTAATGAGATTTAGGCAAGGCGGCTTTTTATCGCTTAATGAAGACTATCCAGAAGAGGCTAGTTTTTTAAATAAGAAGCGCGTGGTGTATTATTAACAACTAACAAAAGTGTTACACTGAATTATGGCTATAGAAAAAAGAGAACAGATACAAAGCGAAACCCCAGATGTGAAGGTTACTGGTTCATCTGTTGAGGTTTTCCCAGAGGCGTCAAGAGCAGATCAAATTAGAGATGCTGCTGAAATCCTTGTGTCAGAAGAAGGCATATTGATTGGTGACGAACAATTAGAAGAAGAAGCTCCTGTAGAAGAGTTTGGCGCAAACTTAGCCGAGTTAATAGACGAGAGTGATCTTAACAATCTAGCCGGAGACATTCTTGACTCTATAAACCAAGACAAACAATCCAGGTCAGACTGGGAAAAAACATATACAGACGGCCTAAAGTATTTAGGCATGAAGTTTGACGAAGGTAGATCACAGCCCTTTGAAGGGTCTAGTGGAGTTATACATCCTATCCTGGCAGAAGCTGTCACTCAATTCCAGGCACAAGCATACAAAGAAATGCTTCCAGCAAAAGGACCTGTTAAGACACAGGTCATTGGCGCAAGAACGGTAGAGACAGAAGCACAAGCAGATCGTGTTCAAGAGTTTATGAACTATTACATTATGAATGTAATGAAGGACTACGACCCAGAGCTTGATATGTTGCTCTTTTATTTACCTTTGGCCGGTAGTGCGTTCAAAAAAGTATATTACGACAATGTGTTAAACAGGGCGGTTTCTAAGTTTATTGCCCCAGAAGATCTTATTGTTCCTTACGAGGCATCCGACTTATCTAGTGCTGAGCGTGTGACGCACGCCATTAATATGTCGCACAACGAAATCAAAAAGCAGCAGCTTTCTGGCTTCTATGCAGATGTAGACGTAAGCAAACACTCATACGCTTCAGCAGAATCAGAGGTAGAAGCTGAAATAGACAAACTACAAGGCATCAAAGGTAGTTATGCCGAAGACAGAGATCATACGGTTTTTGAAGTACACACTATCTTGGACCTGGAGGGCTTTGAAGACATAGGTGAAGATGGTGAGCCTACAGGGCTGAAATTACCATACATTGTGACGATTGACGAACAATCAGAGCAAGTATTAGCAATAAGACGTAATTACAACGAAGGCGATTTATACAAAAACAAGATCAATTTCTTTGTTCAATATAAATTTTTACCTGGACTTGGTTTCTATGGGTTAGGCCTATCCCACATGATCGGCGGTATATCCAAAGCAAGTACCTCAATTTTAAGACAACTAATCGATGCCGGTACGCTGGCTAATTTACCAGCTGGTTTTAAAGCCAGGGGTATGAGGATTAGAGATGAAGACGAACCATTACAACCAGGTGAGTTTAGAGACATAGATACAACGGGAGGATCTTTAAGAGATAACCTAATACCGTTACCAATTAAAGAACCTAGCAGCGTGTTGATGCAGTTACTTGGTTTGTTAGTAGATTCTGGAAAGCGTTTTGCGGCCATAGCCGATACAAATATTGGTGACGCCAGCGGAAATATGCCTGTCGGCACGACCGTAGCTCTGTTAGAGCGTGGCACTAAGGTAATGAGCGCAATCCACAAAAGGTTGCACTATGCTCAGAGGCTTGAGTTTCAATTACTATCAAAAGTCTTTTCCGAATATCTACCCCCTGATTACGGATATGACACAGGCACTGGGCCTGGTGCAATCAAACAATCTGATTTTGACAGTCGTATAGATGTCGTACCAGTATCAGATCCAAACATATTTAGTCAAAGCCAAAGAATTACTCTTGCCCAAGAGCTGCTGTCAATGGTTCAAAGTAATCCTGAAATACATGGCCCGCTTGGTATGTTTGAAGCTTACAAAAGAATGTATGCTGCCCTGGGCGTTGATAACGTAGAAAGCTTACTTCAACCTCCAGCTGACAACACACCAAAGCCTATTGACTCTGGATTAGAAAACAGTGGTTTGATGATGGGCCAGCCGCAACAAGCATTTGAATCACAAAACCATCAATCCCACATTGAGGCCCACAGAAGTTTGTTTTTGACTCAAGTGGTTAAAGAAAACCCACAGTTACAAACTATTATTATTAGCCATTGTATGCAGCATTTACAGTTTATGGCCGCGCAAATTTCTAAAGAACAGATACCACCAGAAGTGCTAGAGCGTATAGAGGCTGTCCAGGGACAGATGCAACAGTTAGCCCCTGACCAGGCACAAGCTGCTGCGTCAGAAATACAAATGATACAAGATCAGTTTTCTTCACCAATTTTAGCGCAGATTACTCAAGAATTTTTACAGTCAATTGGCCAGGGCGGAGCAGACGATCCTTTGGTTGCAATTAGACAGCAAGAATTAAGTCTCAAAGATAAACAGATGGACCAAGATCAAACACAGTTTGAAATGAAACAAGGTCAGAGAGGACAAGAAAAGCTCTTAGAAAACGAAATTCAACGTCAGCGCATAAATGTACAAAAAGATGTTGCAGATGATAAACTAGATTTATCAATTCAAAGATTGAAGCAGCAAGCGGACCTCAAGTTGCTAGAATTGGAACAAAAAATGAGAAATTAGGTCCAGGAGAAAAATTATGAATAGTGAAAGGGAAGATGAAATTATTGCTTTGAGAAAGCAAAAGAAACTGGATCGTCAAGCTGAGATTGATGCAAGAGAAGCCAAAGAGGCTGAAGAGGCAAAATCCCATAAAGCAAATATGGCAAGAATAGCTAAAAAAATGGCTAGGATTGCATCTGGTGAAAGTGCAGTAGTTGAAGAGCCGGTAGTCAAAGAACCGGTAGTCGAAAAAGTTATTGAAGAGCCGGTAGTTAAA